TTCGTAAGTGGTCGAATGTAGATTCTCGCGGTAAAGAGGGAATCGAGGAAGTTACAGCGGTCGGATTTGGTGCTGTAATGATCCGTAAGGAAGTATTTGAGAAGACTGGTAGACCTTGGTTCGATGCTGGATGGGGTTCTAACGGTGTCTGTGGTGAGGATGTATATTTCTGCGTCAAGGCTGGTTCTGAGGGCTTTCAGACGTATGTAGACCATGAGCTATCGATGCACATTAGGCACATAGGTACATACGAATATGGCTGGAAGGACTTTGAGCAGTTAGAGGAATAAATATGCTTACAAATGAATCATTTTATGTTTATGAACATTTAAGAAGTGATTCATTGTTGCCATTTTATGTTGGTAAAGGCAAAGGCAATCGCGCTTACAGAAAAGTTGGGCGAAATAACTATTGGAACAATGTTGTAAAAAAATGCGGTGGCTTTGAAGTTAATTTAATAGCAACAAATGTAGATGAAGAATTAGCACTATTGGTTGAGCAAGAAAGAATTGACCAACTGCAATCGTTAAAGGTGAAACTATGTAATTTAACGAAAGGCGGAGAAGGCATTGCTGGATACAAATTTACTGCCGAGCAAAAAGAAAAATTATCAAAATCGCACAAAGGCAAAAAACTATCAAGTCAACAAGTAGAACAACTAAAAGTTAGATTTAGAACAATAAAAAGAACCGATGAATGGAAGAACAATATATCCAAAGCACTAAGCGGAGTGCCAAAGAAAAAAGAATCTGTAGAAAAGGGCATTGATAAAAGAACAAAATATGTTGTCTGTGTAGATCAAAATAAATTATTCAGGTCTGCTGAAGTTGCATCAAAATATTATGGTATTGAGAAGTCATCAATTACTAGGGCGTGTAATGGAAGTAGAAAAAGAGCCATGAAGATGTATTGGCGATATGCGACAACAGAGGATTTGAAATGTTTGACTCTTACGCAAACTTAAAGACTACGGTAGCGAATTATCTAGCCCGTAGTGATTTAACATCGGTAATCCCCGATTTCATCCGACTAGCTGAGGAAAGGCTACGTCGAGACCTGAGAACTCGGCAGATGTTGATTGTCGCAACGGCATTGACTACAGGTGGTGATGGAACTGTTGGACTCCCGACAGACTTCCTAGAGATGCGTGATATTCACCTGAACACTAATCCGGTGACTACGTTACGTTACAAGGCTCCTAATTCGTTCTACGCTGAGTCTAGGGTTACCGAGAGTGGTAAGCCAGTGGATTACACGATTCTGGGTGCTGAGATGCAGTTAGCTCCGGTTCCAGATACCGCTTATACCCTTCAGATGTTGTATTACGGCAAGCCATTGCTCTTGTCGGATGCGAATTCAAGCAACATTTTCCTAGCGAATTATCCTGATGCTTTGCTATATGCGGCACTAGCGGAAGCAGAGCCTTACCTAATGAATGATGCCCGTGTACAGACTTGGGCTGCTTTGTATGATCGTGCTGTGACTGCGATTACGAACTCTGACCAGTCGAGTGAATACAGCGGTCAGCCTATGTCTATGTCTTATAACGTGAGGTAAATCATGGCAGAAATGTCGAACTATCTCGAAAATGCGCTGATTAACGCGACTTTGAGAAACACTAGCTACACCAGCCCTACGACGGTCTATGTGGGGCTTTATACGTCTGATCCGACTGATGCGAATACTGGTACTGAGGTCTCTGGTGGGTCGTATGCTCGTACTTCTGTGACGTTTGGTGCGCCTAGTAACGGTGCATCGACGAATAATGCAGCGGTTGAGTTCCCACAGGCTACGGGTAACTGGGGTACGGTGGGATGGATTGGTATTTTAGATGCTGCGACTAGCGGTAACTTGATGTATCACACGGCTTTGGATACATCTAAGACGATTGAAACTGGTGATATTTTCAAGATTGCGGTTGGATCGTTATCGGTAACTTTGGCCTAAGAGGTGAGTAATGTCCACTATCGTCACACGGGCTGGTAAAGGTAGTGCGCTAACTCACACAGAGGTAGATGCCAACTTTACGAATTTAAATAATGACAAGTTACAGTCAGGAAACACGGCTAACAGCCTGACGATTACGAATCTTAGCGGTACGACTGTCACCTATACGAACGCGAATATTAGTAGTGCGACGATTGCTGGTGGTTCTATCAATGGCACGACGATAGGGGCATCTACAGCCACTACAGGCGCGTTTACGGTTCTAACGGCTTCCTCAGACTCCTCCTTTACGTCCACAGGTGCATTGCTCATTAGCAAGGGTACTACTGGTCAACAGCCGGGAAGTCCTACGACGGGGATGATGCGTTATAACAGCACGACGAATCAGTTCGAGGGTTATAGCGGTTCCTCTCCTGCATGGAAGTCTATCGGTGGATCGGCACTATCAAATGACACGAGTACGACAAGCAACTTGTTTCCGGTCTTTGCGGGTGCGACTTCAGGGACTGCTGAAAACCTGTTCACATCGAACGCCAAGCTTCTTTACAAGCCGAGTACGGGTGAATTATCGGCGAGTGTACCGAGGGCAGATAACGGTATCTTTGTGAACAAGGCGACTGTATCGACGAGCTATACGATTGCGTCGGGTGATAACGGGATGTCTGCTGGAACGATTACGGTAGCCGATGGCGTTACGGTGACGGTTTCTGACGGTTCGACTTGGGTAGTTGTAGGCTAAGGGATAAACATGGCAACGATACTTAAAGCGGGTAACGTAGCATCAGGCGCACAGATAACGTCGGATGCCACAGGTATCTTAGAAATCAGAACGGGTACAGGGGCTGGTACGACTGCGATCACGGTAGGTACGAATCAGGCGGTGACGTTTGCTGCGGGTACGACGGTTAGTTCATTAACGACTTCTGGTGCGGTATCTGCGGGTTCGTTGACGGTCAACAGCAACAACATCTCAGCGGTCAATAGCTTGGGTTTCCGTAACCGCATCATTAACGGTGACTGTAGGATCGACCAGCGTAATGCTGGGGCGAGTGTGACTATTTCTAGCACTACCGCTTTAACTTATGTGGTTGATAGATGGTCAGGTTATGGGACAGTAGGGTCTAAATTTTCCTTACAACAAAATGCTGGAAGTTTAAGCGCATCTAATAGACCGGCTGGGTTTACGAATTATTTAGGGGCTACATCTTTAGCCGCAACTACTTTAAGTGCTGGCGATTATTATGCTATTCAACAAAGAATTGAAGGATTTAATATTGCTGATTTAGGGTGGGGAGCATCTGGAGCGCAGTCAGTCACACTGTCTTTTTGGGTTCGCTCAAGTCTTACAGGTACATTTGGCGGCTCTGTTACAAATGGAACTGATAATCGCTCTTATCCGTTTAGCTACACAATTTCTTCGGCAAATACTTGGGAACAAAAATCAATAACTATTGCTGGGGATACAACTGGAACTTGGGCTGCTGACAACACAAGCGGCATTAAACTTTATTTTAGTCTTGGCACTGGTTCTACATTAAGTGGAACTGCAAATGCTTGGCAAGCTGGTGTTTATACAGCACCTACAGGCGCAACTAGCGTTGTCGGAACCAACGGCGCAACCTTTTTCATCACCGGCGTACAACTAGAAGCTGGCTCAGTAGCAACACCATTTGAGCGCAGAGATTATGGGCGTGAGTTGATTATGTGCCAGCGGTATTACTACCGAGTTTCAACAGGAACAACCAGTGGTTTTTTATCAACTGCTGGTCAATGGTATTCCTCCACAGTAGGGAACGTAGTTCTTCCTTTTCCTGTAACTATGAGAGCTAGACCATCAACATTAGAGACATCAGGTACTGCATCACATTACGCAATGGTGTCAAGTGTTGGTGGAGGAATAGCTTGTTCGGTGGTTCCAACATTTAGCGGGGACACTAGAGACTATCTCGCTGTTACAACTTTTACAACTGCTTCAGGTGGAACTGCTGGCTACACTACAAATATGTACAGCAATAACGCCTCAGCTTTCCTTGGATGGAGTGCAGAACTATGATGTACAAAATGATGCCAACCGTTGAAGGTAAGCCGCAAATCTACGCTCGTATCGACGATGATGGTCTGTGCCGCTTGACTTGCACAGAAGACTACCCAGAGTTTCAGAAATGGATCGAGGCAGGAAACGAACCATTGCCAGCAGATGAAGGAGAATCCAATTGACTGCGGGAATCAAGGCCAATGTTGACGGAAGCGCAGCTATCCAAGTAGGCGGTGTAGACGCTATTACGCTGACATCGGCGGGTGCTGCATCGTTTGTAACGAGTCCTATGACGATTCAAGGCGGTAGTGCTGCTGCCCCGTCATTGACGTTCTCAGGCGATACCAACACGGGTATTTTCTCCCCTGCTGCTGACACGATTGCTTTCACAGAAGGCGGTGTTGAGAGCATGAGGATTGATGCGAGTGGGAGGCTTCTGATTGGTGGAACAAGCGGCTCTGCCATATTGACAGTCGTTGGCGGAACGCAGATGATTCATACGTTCACTGGCGCTTCCGCTGCCTTTGCTTGGGGTCAGTTTGATTCCAGCGGTAATGCTTCAATCAATAATCAAGCAAACGCAAACCTGCTATTTGCCACCAACAACACCGAACGCGCCCGTATCACCTCCGCCGGATATGGTAAGTTCAGTAATGATGGTACTTACTTAGGTGCTACTGGTGTTTATCACGAATTTAGACAATCATCATCAAACGCAAACATCACAGTATTTTCGAGTACGGCTGCGGGGCCTTACGGAAACGATATTGCATTTACCGCCGCATCACCAAATAACACGACCAATTACTTCCTACTTTGTTACGACACGACAAATAACAAAGCAATTATTTACTCAAACGGCACAGTAACAAACCGCACAGGCACGTACAACGCTTTCTCTGACCTAAAGCTCAAGCAAGATGTTGTTGATGCAAACAGTCAGTGGGATGACATCAAAGCCCTGCGGATTGTTAAATACCGTCTGAAAGATGAGGTTGCTGCTGACCCTAACTACCCGTCTTATATTGGTCTAATTGCTCAAGAGGTCGAGCAAGTAAGTCCCGGTCTTGTCGATAACTGCCCTGACTTTGAAACCGTCGAGGTGACTGACGAGGAAGGAAATGTCACAACTGAACGCAGAGAGACAGGCACAGTCACCAAATCTGTGAAGTCATCTATCGTGTACATGAAGGCAGTCAAAGCCCTACAAGAAGCAATGGATCGTATTGAAAAGCTTGAAGCAGAAGTAGCCTTGTTAAAAGGAGCAGCATAATGCCTATTGTCATCTCAGGGACTAACGGGATTAGCGGAGTAGACGGAACCGCATCGAATCCATCTTATGAGGGTACGGATGCCAATACGGGTGTGTTCTTCCCTGCTGCGGATACGGTGGCTATTGCTACTGGTGGTACAGAGGCACTTCGGGTAAACAGTAGCCAGAATGTTGGGATAGGGACAACATCACAAAACGAACGGCTTAGACTTAACAGCTCTAATGCTGGACAAGCAAGAATGAGCATATCGTACGCAGACAGTGCGATTTCTTTTTTTGGTAGCTATTCTGGGATAGTTGGCTCAGGCAATGCAACCGATGTAATTTTGTCTGCAACTAACGTACTGGCTTTTGGAGCAGGAGGAACTACCGAACGTATGCGTATCACCTCCGCCGGTGATCTGCTGGTGGGGGCTACGGCTCAGTATGTAGATACTGGTCACATTGTTACAAACACTACCGGCGCAACTTTCGGGATAACTATAAGAGATACCGCGAGTACAACAGGTGGCATGAGTTTTATAAATTCGTCTAATACCCGTGTTGGCGCTATTTTTATAGGGGCATCTTCTACTACTTACAGCACTACTTCTGATTACCGGTTAAAAGAAGACGTACAGCCAATGGCTGGAGCTTTGGCAAAAGTATCTGCACTTAAGCCTGTAGTATACAAATGGAAATCAACAGGCGAAACAGATGAAGGCTTTATCGCCCACGAACTTGCTGAAGTCTGCCCAAGCGCAGTAACCGGCGAAAAGGATGCAGTCAACGAAGACGGCAGCATCAAACCACAAGGCATAGACACATCGTTCCTAGTAGCGACACTAACCGCAGCTATCCAAGAACAACAGCAAATGATTGAAACACTACAGGCGAAAGTCGCCGCATTGGAGGCAAAGTAATGGAGATCACATTAAAGCTCAGCGTAGAAGAAGTGAATGGGATATTGCAGACGCTGGGACAACTCCCGACATCATCAGGGGCGTGGCCTTTAGTGGTGAAGATTAAAGAGCAATCTGAAGCACAGATACCTAAAGAATGAGTCTCCAATACGTCCTCTACGATTACTGGGAATATGGCTATGCTGAAGGTGATGCGATTCTTGAGTTCGGGAGTGCATCGGTAACGGCAGTAGCAACTGTTTCCGCTTTTGCAAGTAGAGTACAGTTTGGTAGTGGTAGTGTTACAGGAACAGCAACAGTTACAGCTAACGGCATCAGGATTCAGTTTGGTGCTGGAAGTATTAGTAGTAGTGCAACAGTTAGTGCTGATGCGATTAGGGTAAGGACGAGTTCAGGATCGATTACAGGGACAGCTACGGTTACAGCCCTTGGTGGGGTGGTTTATAGCGGTTCTGGGGCGATTACTGGGCTAGCGAGTGTCGTTGTATACCCTACAGCGATATGGGCTGGTAATGCGGCTGTAAACGCCTCAGTAACGGTTACTGCTAACGGTCAGGTTGTTGGGGAAGAATGGACAGATGTTCCTGCGGTTCCGAATACATGGACTGAGCAATCTCCTTCTAGTAACATTTGGACAACAGTTACTCCGGTAGCGGATACTTGGTACGCGAATATCTTAGCTGATCCTTATGTTGAGTTTGGGTATTGGGAGCTAGGTTATACCGACGAGCGTTATGAATTCTGGGTTCCGCAGACTGCTTCAACAGATACTTGGGCAAGACAATGAAGATTCCATTAGGTGAGTGGTTGCCAGATCAGCCGGGAGTAGCAGGATCGGTAACTGATGCTAAGAACTGTTATCCGGTTTCTAACGGTTATGCGCCATTTCCGAGTGAGGCTGATTATTCGGATGCTGCTGCTCAGGACTTGCTGATTACGTTTGCAGGTAAGTATGCAGGTGCTACGAATCTATTTGCGGCAGGTGCGACTCAAATCTACAAGTTTGATTCCACAGATGCGAGTTTAGATGCCTTAACGACTACGGGTTACACGGCTGTAGAAGGATGGGATGTTACTCAGTTCGGGGCTAAGATGATTCTGGCTAACGGTCAGGATAAGCTACAGGCTTACGAGATTGGTATCTCTACCTACTTTGGGGATTTAGCTGCTGCTGCACCTACGGCTAAGTTTGTGACTGTGGTTCGGGATTTCGTCGTAGCGGCTAACGATGGGACGGATACCAGCAAGGTCTACTGGTCGGACATTAACGATGAGACAGACTGGACTCCCGGTGCTGCTTCTCAGTCGGATACCCAGATTATCCCTGACGGTGGGGATATTACAGGTTTAGCGGGTGGCGAATATGGCCTAGTCTTCCTAGAACGTGCCATATATCGGATGAGCTACACAGGCTCCCCGTTTTTCTTTCAATTCGATGCGATCTCAAGGTCTTTGGGATGTATCTCTAACGGTTCCATTGCTCAGTACGGTGGGCTAACGTATTTCTTAGCAGATGACGGTTTCTATGCCTGTGATGGTCAGAATACGAAACCTATTGGGGTAGAAAAGGTTAATCGTTGGTTCTTTGAGAACGTGATTCCTAGCCAAATCCCGACTGGAATGGCTGCTACGGTTGATCCTATTCGAAAGTTAGTTATTTGGAAATTTAATAACACTTTCGGTGGCAAAAATATGCTGGTCTACTCGATTGACTTAGACCGTTGGTCGTACACAGACACTACAGCGACTAGCATTGCTTATGTTTTAACGCCATCAGCGACGTTAGAACAGGTAGATAACTACAATTCAAGCATTGATGCCCTAGAGATTCCCTTGGATTCACGGGTATTTGCAGGTGGGCA